GCTACCCACGCTTTCAATATCGTGGCAGGTGTTCGCGATGTAGACAGCAACGGAAGACACAACACAAAATTTCGTGATAGCGCAGGGGCTTTGTTCGGTCTTACGATAGAAGAATATTCCAAAGGACATTGGGCAGGGTGGACGAAAACTACGGTAGGGAAACCATGCGCTAATCGTTGGGCTCGTGAAATCGCGAAACTCGACGAGGCAATCATCACGGCAAGCGGGCACGAAAAGCGCGCGGGCGGGTCTGGTATCGGCGGGGGTATCTTCGGCGGGGACGATTCACGCCCCACGGGACGCGATAAGAACGGTCTCAAGGCTGTGTGTGGGTGCGGGTCAATCATCAGAACATCACGCAGGGCGCTAGACAAAGGTATCGTGTGCGGTGGGTGCGAGTCACCCTTTATAGTGGTGGGGGGGTAATAGTCAGGTCTTAAGACAGTACCCTAGCGCCTCGGGCGTGCCGATTCGATTCGGACTAGGGGCAATGCGAAAGCAGATGACAGGTAATTGACAAACTAAAATAAGTGTATTACGATTACAACAACAACATAGAAAAGGGGAATAAATGAAGACATCAGACATCGAGATAGCGTTGAGGGCGAACCCCAAAACACTATTCTGGACAACAGCGAAGCGAGGCACAAGCGGAATTATCCAAATTGTAGAAACGCACGAAAAGATAATCCCAAAAACTTACAGGTCACCCGAAAAGCGCACAGTGACCTTCACAGTAGACAAAATAGTTACAAAATCAGAAAAGAATTATAACCCCGCAACAAGAGAGTTTACATATTCTGAGCCATTGGTCACGGTTGATAGGGGAACAGGCTACAAACCTCAAGACATAAGCGAAATATATTATGAACAGATGTCTTTAGAGGATATGTGCACGGAACGACAAGCGCGCGCGACAGAATACCATTTCAAAGCATCTGCAGAGCGTCGAGAGTATGACGAAATGATAGCGGAGATACAATCTAAAACTGAATTGAATCGAGGTCACTTAAAACAAACCCCGAAAGAGGTTTTGCAGGTGCTACGAGAGGCGCTTAAAAAATAGCAAGGTTAGCCTATCGCCTCGGGCGTGGGGTTCAATCCCGAATAGGCGCAAGGTCTTAAGACCGAACAACAACACAACATAGAAAAGGGGTAAGCAATGGAGCAGATAGTAGATGACAATTTTGTGGGAATAGTAATGTTCGCACTCGGGGCAGTAATCTATCTTGCTTACAAGGTAGGCGAGTATGTCGGGGAAATGACACAACAACAAGAGAAGAGGGAGCAATGAACAGATACGAATTAAGAGCAACGCTAAACAAGGTGAGCAAAGTAACTTACTTTGAAGATACCAACGACATCGAAGCGATGTACACGGGAATCTTCGCAACACTAAACAGGGCAAGCAAGAGCCTTATTTGGTCTAAGGGTCATATCGCGCTAACCAATTTGAGTACAGGCGAGTTAGTTAAAGAGATGGCGAGCAAGCAATGACCAGCGCAGAAGAACTCAAGCAAAACATAGGCAGAACTGCAATGCTGACAGTATCGGGTTCGCCATTAAAGTTTGCGGTAACGATACTAGACGCTCGCTCTAGATATGGTCACCTTGATTACAAGGTTACGCCCATATCAGGCGACGGCGAGACATGGCACGCTGACTGCAATGTCAC